TGTTAGCTGTGCTAAGAGTTGTGGTTGTACCTTGAACTGTTAAGTTACCACCAACAGTCAAGTTTCCGGTGAAAGTTTTATTTCCAGCTGCTGTCTGGTTTACGTTACCAAGGTGCATAACAGCACCTTCTCCGGCTATGGAAATAACTGAGGAAGATTCTCCACTACCATTGTCTCCAAAACCGTAATATAGTTTTTTATCTGCTTCGTTAAATGCTACTTCTGAAGGTGCTAATGAACTAGGAGCTCCGACAGCACCACTTGCAGCTCTTTTTTTAAGTCTTATTGTTGCCATTTTTTAAAAGTTACCTCCAGTAACTAATGTTGATTTAGTGGTGGTGGTGTCCGCTTTGAACTTTGTTCCGTCGTAGTAAACAACTGAACCTGTTGTTTTATTTGTCGAGTCAACTGTGAAGAAGGTTCCATCTTCTAAGGAAGTTGCTACATCTTTTACGTCGTCAATATTGTCTGCAACTGTATTAATGTCGTTCCCGGGAGTACCAGTAACAAGAGAGTTAGTGATGTAACCAAGGTCTGTTGCTAATGGAGCTAATTCTCCAGATACAAGATTGATGTTACTTTCGTTGTCAGCTACCTTATCAATCTTTGATTGGTTAGCTACGAGTGAATCAATATTTGCCTTGTTTGCATTAACAGCATTTATATTTGTGATGTTTGAAGCAACAGTATGTACCTCAGTTGCTCTCGCTGTTAATCTATGAAACGTATATGTATGATCTGTAGTCGTTGTCTCGAGAAGCATTCCAAAAGTTGATGGAATTGTCTCGGTTACGCCTGTAATAATGACAGGCTTACCAGTTCCTCTACCGTTTGGAATAGTGACTGTTCCGGAGGAGGGGACAAGATCTGTTGATACAGCTTGAATAGACACAATAGTGCCATTCCCATTATTGATATCCGGATTAGCGTCGGGAAAAGATGTTTCATTTGCTAATGGTACGAATCCTCCAACCTCTTCAATGAGGTCGATTATCCTTGCATTGATAGCACCAGTAGTTGCTATAAAGTTATCTGAGGTAGACCATGTATTTCCACTAGAAATTGTTTCACTAGAGTCTTGTTGAAAGTATCTAGCGTCAGATTCTGTTTCTGTGTAATATCTGCTATCAAGAGTTCCACTCTCGAGATCCTCTAATTTAAGCGTTCCAGTAAGATTAAGCTTGTTATAGCTAATCGCTGCACTACTACTTATATCTCCATCAACAATAGTTCCGTCTTTAATTTTCGCTGAGGTAATAGCCTGATCTTGTATATCAGAACTTGTTTGTAGTTGTTGTTGTTCTTGACTTGCGAACCTCACCATATCGTGGCAAGCATTTAAGTCTTGGGCTCTGATAGATGAACCAGCTGCGAAAACACGAGCTGGAGTATCTAAATCAGTATGCCTATATATATGAACATTTCCACTTCCGGCACTAGCTGCTGCTCCGAGAGTAACAGTAGTACCAACTACTTTGTATTGACCAGATGTTGGGGTTAAGTTGTATGTCAGAGGAGATCCATCAATTTTAACTTTGATGTCCTCTGGTTTTATGTATTCAATTGAGAACGGATAGGAAGTATTCCCACCGTTATAAAATTCTTCAGTTGTCGCCATCGGTATCCAGTAGGATTGATGGGTGGATTATCTATAAGGGAGTAAAAAATTATTGCTTTGTACTTCAGAGCCCACGTTACTTTGGGAGGTTGAGTATAACGATTCAGCACTATTGATATTTATCTTCTTATCTTCTTGATATAACCTGAGAGCTTCAGGATGAGATCTTACTTCAGACCAAGCTATCTTCCTAGCATTCTGGAATAGAGCATGTATAACTCTATTGTGGTAATAAGACTGCATAGGGTCATTAGCTCTAAGTCCATTATTCCTGTCATAAATCATTTGATTTATCGAATTAATAATCTTAGGGTCTTTAGCTAACTTATCTAATTCTGCTTCAAGGTTTCTATCACCTATAGCTTTCTGGAATAGAGATCTAAGTAGTGGTGTTGTGCTGAGATCTAATCCATCAGGAGAAGAGTAAGTAGACATTCTCATGTCATACCCACTATTGAATAGCATTGTTCTACCTTCACCCTGCTTCAAATTAAAGTTCACAGGACTGAACATATTAAACATACGAGTTGGGAAGTCCCAATCCTTAATAGGCTCTCCATTTAATAAGTCATATTTATTAGGTAGTCCACCATCAATATCCATCCCTTCAAACATTAGGTTTCTATTTCTAATAGATTGCCATACACCAGAATTTAACTCCTTCATGTAAGGGTTAATTAATTTACCTAATTCATTTCTTAGAGAAGAAAGAGGTATTTGGTTATTAGCTAATCCACCAACAATCCTTTCCCAAGATCCCGGTTTACCAGCAAACAAGTCAACGAAGTCTTGCATACTAGCTAGATAGGATTTACTTGTAACAGCCTGAGCTAGAACAACAGCTAACTTTTGATAGTTATCTTTTGTCCACTCTTCACCCATTAATGCACTGTGATCTCCTATATCAGCAACCGTTGAGAGGATTAGGTTGAAAGGTTCAAACGCATCATATGAAACTTGAACTCCACCTATTGTTATTGTTCTAGGTTTATATCCAGCATCTATCCATGCTCTACGCTTTTGTCTATCAGTAGGTCCATTACCTGTAAGGTTTCCACTCATAAAATGTTGAGCAGCCATAAAGATAACTGACGAACCCATAGCAACTCTTCCTTTATAAAGAGCTTTAGCGTTCCTTAAATCATTCATGCTCTCAATACCGTACTTTTTAAGCTTCGGTAAATCAGCAGCTTGAGCAAATACAACGTCATTAAATTCCTTAACTAGGAAATTAAATAATGGTGTGTGTTTAGCTGTAAGTTTTAAACCATTAACTCCAGTTCTTGCAAACAAGAAGAATGGTTTAGCCCAAGGTGTTTCATTAAAGACTGTCTCCAATCCTTTAGAAAATCCCTGTAGGTCTTCAGTTAGTGTTACTTCTTTCTTAGCAAAAATAACTGCATCATCAGTTATGTTTCCCTCTGGGTCAAGTATATTCTTTAAGAATTTCTCCTCAAAAGCACTTACTGTTTCTGGGTCTACATTTGAAACTCTGCCTTTTCCTTGTAAATCAAAAGCTTCACGCATTGCTTTATTCTTAGCTCTAGCTCTAGCGAGGATATATCCGAATGTATCGTCAGTAGCTGCCATTATCTTTGTGGAATAAGTTAGCCACTTATTGTCATTCATATTCCTAGCCATGTTTGCTAAGTAATAAGCTGCCTTATCAGCTTCAGTTACACCTTCAGCAGTTTCTATCCAGTGACCAAACATCTCCCACTGTTCGTCACCCTTACTATATTCTTGGAATCTGTTTTTAATGGTTGAAATTTCTCCAGACCAATAGCCATTTAGCTTGGTTTTAAATAAGGTCCAAGCTTCAGGTATTGCCTGAACTATTGAGTTGATTTCAGCTAAAGAAGTTCTAAGAGTCTGACCATCTAAAGTGATAGCAGCTCCTAATGCTTGAGATATAGGACGCAAGAAAGTTGCAGAACCTGTACCCATAATTGCGCGCATTGGTGTTTTAGGTCCACTAAGAACACTATTAACCATTACACCTTGAAGCTCTTTAGTTAAAGCTCCTACTTTCTTCTTACCATTAAACTCTCCACCTATTATCTTCTTCCTCATCCAAGCATCTATATCAGTTAAGTTATGGATTTCATTACTCATTGAGATAGTTTCCCATATAGCTTTGAATAGGCTGTCATCTTTGTTATTACCAGCAAAATCTAAAGCTAACTGGAAAGCTTCCATAGACTTTCCAACTTGATCGTCAACAGCCATATGTAACTGTTTGAGATTTGTCTTACCAGCTGCAAATGCTCTTAACTGTCCAGATGTCTTCATCTTAGATAGTTTAATCTGAGTTAAACCAGCAATGATCTTGTCATACATAGCTTTGGTTGGACCCTCAGCTGCTTTAAGATCTGCTATTCCATATAACTCTCTACCAGCTATACCAATATCTCGTATCTCTTTCATCAGAGAACCAATTACTAAGTCAGCAGCTGCAATCTTTTCAGGGTCCCAAATCTTAATCTGATCTGGTTGACCTTCTTTAATCACAGTCTGCCCCTCGAACATCTCTTTCCAGAACTCTTCAGTAGTTAACTCTGAAGTGTTTCTACCTTCAAATATTCTCTTGGCAGTAGCAGCTGCATCACCCCATATCTCAGCGAGTGTTGTGCCTTTTGCTTTAGCATTAGCAATCTCTGTTTTAATCTTGGCATCAGACATGAACTCAGATAACACTCTGGCTACTTGTTCTTCTGCCATTTCAGCACTTATTGCAGTACGTTCTAACTGAACAGGTGTATGTAGTGAATCAGTTGACCCGACTTCAGCACCCCATTCTTTTCTAGTACGTTTAAGTTGGTTATATACATCTACAGCTTTACCTGTTGAGGTAGGAGCTGCTTGATATGAACTAGATATATCTTTATTTTTATAGGCACCGTATCCGGGTTTGGTTATCATCTCTTCTCGAGCTTTCTCAACTACTTGCCCACGAACGTTCTGTTCCCTAGCAAGAGCTTTCTGCACTTCATTAGCAGAACCATCACCTATAACTTTCTTACCCTTGAATATCTTTCTACCTTTACCAATCATTATTGCTGCACCATCAAACACCAGACCGATACCCATACCTTCTACAACATTCTTCAATGTTTTCATAGCTGGGTGATCTGTATCTTTAGTTGATATAGGTGTATCAATAAAATTAAAACGATCTCTCAGAATAGCTAGACCATTTTCTTCTTGGGAGTACTTAGATGCTAAATCTGAAATACCACCAATTGCTGCACCTCTAACCAGACCGCCGGTTAGTGTAGCAGCTGCTCCAACTCCGGCTACTTTTAAAGCTGGAATAATAGCAGCTGCCATAGTACCAAAGTGTACGAGTGATCTAATTGCACCACCCCACCATGTCTTAGTTTCTATAGGGTTATTCTTATCAACAAACCAGTTGTCTGATTCGGCATCATAACCTTCATCTGTTTTATTTTCCTCTACCATCTCACCACTGAACATATCAATTGCACGTTCAGGGAGAGTAACTAGAGAAGATGCTGTATCTTGTACACCGCCAGTGACAGCAGATTTTAGTTCCTTAAAGAAACCTCTACTACCACCTCCGCCTTCTTCGTTTCGTGGGTCATCGAACTCGCGTTGACGTTGCTCCACTTGACGTTCCATCTCGTATTGATTTTGCTCACGATTTTCGTGATACTGCTGGGATTCTTCAAACGTTTTCTGCGACTCAATGTCGCTGTTCATAACTTCCTCAGCATCTAACGAGATGTTTAAATCTCTTTCAAGTTCCATTAATTAAATCCCTCATAACCAGTAATGGTATTTTTGTAGTCATACGTGACACCTGTGTATTCTTTAACCACTTGCCATCCTGTATGCCAACCATCCTTGTCGAAGGTAGCTTCTTTATCGACAAAGCCGTCAATAGTTCCAATCCATTCTTTTCCACTTGGACGATATGGTGTTATAACCCAGTTCTCTCCATCCCATTTAACGTATTGAGTATTAGCTAGGAAGTTCTGATTTCGTGGTAATGCTTTCCATTGACCTACTTCAGGTTGGACTGCTTCTAACCATGTATCAGATACATGAACGAATCCATCTTCCGCTACCCATGCTTGACCTTCACCTTTTTCATTGAAGCCTTCAAGTAGTTCAGGGATGAGATTACTGTATTCATTAAATCCAATCTTTTCACCATTCTCAGATTCAGGACCATACGCTTCGATAGTTGCTTGTATAACTCTGGATTGATCTTTAAAGCTAGTTAGTAGTTCGTAAGCTTTAGGGTTATTCTCTTTAAGTTCTTCTAACTCAAGTAGAACCTTTGACTTAACAGGCTTATCTAACTTCATTGCTTCGGCATACACTTGTAATTGTGCATACTGCAATTCAGCTCCACTTATCCCGGGGATGTTAGCTGCTATCTGTTCATAAATTAGAGAGGTAGTACCAGTCTTTTGATATAAGTTATATGCTTCTTCTACATACTCTTCAGTTCCATAGATGATTTCACTATTAATAATTGAACCATCTGGACTGAGTTCTTTAATATGTCTCTCAGCTTTAACTATGTTTAGACTATGGTCTTCAATATCATCTTTAGTAGGTAAATCAAAACCAGCTGTAAAATCTACATCTGTTAATGTTCCGCCAATAAAACCTTTATTATTGACCATGGCATTCTTAACATCTGCCATTGCTAAATTATAAGCAGCTGTTTTATTAGGAGCGTCTTTGATATGGAACGCATACCTATCCTGAAAATAAGCTAATCCATTGGTTTTTAAATTAAGCCACTCTTCAGTCTTCCCGGGAATACCACCTAACTTAGTTCTTGTATCAGCGTGAGCTTCAATCATTGTGGTAGCAGATGTTATCTGAGTAGCATCAGGAACCATAGGGTCTTGAGCTATGACTTGTCCATTCTCAGTTTTGAAGTTGAGTCTCTTAGTCCACTCTTCCCTAAGTCTTGTATCGTTAATTTGATTTATATCTTGAGGGAATATCTTCTCTCCTATCTTGTAACGCTGTTCGAGGATTGCGATGGTATCGAAATCATCAACATCTTCTTTAGTTAATCGTCCCAAGAGAGATTGAGGAAGTGCTCCTCCTTTAGACCAATCCCATTCTTTACGAAGAAACTCTGCTAGTGCTTGCTTACCTAAAGGTCCATCTTTTTCTAGCTCTTTAATCTTCTCCTCCATTTCAACTTGATAGACTTTATTTCCATCAGTCTTACGTGATGCCCAAGTCTTTTTAGCTTGCTCTAATTTAAGGAGAATATCTCTCATTCTCTCACCACCTTCTTGACTACCGCCAAGCTTCTCAATTAGTAGCTCGTTATATTTCTGGGTTCCACTAACATTGGAATAAAGTATCTCTTCGATATTATCCCAACCAGCAGTTCCTTTACTTGTACTATCAACAGCTTCAAGTAAAAAGAACTCCCAAGCTCTGGCTTTGTTGCCATTAAACTTACCTACGTTATTGTTAACCCAAGCTTCAGCAGATTGAAAATGATCTTTAGATACATTGAGTGCAGTATTAACATGCGCTCTTAGTAACCTGTCGTTCTTGAGAGTGTACTTACCAGTAACATCTGTCTCTACTTTTGAAAGGAAGTTAGATTTTATTTCATCAAACTTATCTTCTGTTCTAGCTTTTATATAGCCACCGTTATATCCCAGCTGGGACATGTTGTAGGAAAATCCTCTACGGAATTGATTAAAAGCTTCTAAAGCTTGTCTTTGGTCATCAAATCCATCAGGAAAATTCTTCTCAATAAAAGAGTTGAATTGACTGCTTAACATGTTTCGGCTATCAAGCATGAACAAGTCTCTGTTCTTAGCTAGTCTGACTCCATCTTGACTTAACCATTTTAAGGTCGGATTATCCTTATTCTTAATAGCTTCAGCTTCTATATAGTTATAACCAGCATCTATCTCATAGACTTTTTTAATATTCGTATTAATAGTCTGAGTCAGATCGTCAGGAGTATCATCCCAGCCATCTGCTGTATTTCTATCGAAGGCATTATCTTGAATACCTTCGTACATTTGTTTAGCTTTAGGAGAAAAATCTATTAACTCTTTAATAAGCTTTACAGGCATCTCAGCATTTTTGAGACGAGTCTTGTCGTTCTCTTGCTCTAGCTCTTCACGCCTGTCATAACTCTTATTTACTGGGTCATACGTTAATCCTAAAGCAGCTGCAAAATCAGCTGATTCGGTAAACTCAAATCTCATTTAAGGTCCCCATAGTCCAAATCCACCAGACCCACCAGCTGTAGCGATAGATGAAGCTATTGATAGTCCATCCATTAGTGCAGCTGCACCAACGTTTTGCATAACTGGTACAGGTGGTTCAACATCAGGAATAGGTTGGAATGCTACTTTGGCAAATGCCTGATCTTTGAATTGTTTATATTGTGCTTGTTGTTTCCCTGTCTTCTTAGCTAGTTCTCTGTCATTCAGGATGAGACTTCTTGATATCTCAGCTACATCTCTTCCATACTTAGCAAATTCCATTGCTCCTATTCTTCTTGTAGATTTACCTGTTTGACCAGATGCTACAAGTTTGGAATACTCACTGTTTTGGAATACTTTTCTAAATAGTTCTTGATACTTAACTTGAGCCTGACCCCTAGCGTCGTCCATCGCTTCTTGCTGATCGACAACAGACTGAGCCATTGCTAAGTTAACATTCTCACTATCTTCTTGGTACTTAACTAGCTGGGCATTGTACATGGAAGTCGTTTGATTCCAGTTACGTTCTCTCCTCTCTAGTTCGTACTTATATCTTCTGCGAGCGTTTGCATTAGCTGTTCTCGCTGCTGCTCCTAGGCACACGGCAAAACTCCATAAAAGGTAATTGATTGGGTCCGTGATTTAATTCCCTCAAAAATTTGAACCCGAGGAATCTGAGTAGTTTTATATGAACTCTGTTTCGTTTATCAACGATGTTCCAGAGCAACTTCTCTTGTCTACTTTCCACATATCTTTTAGCTTCTCTAGCAAAAGTAGTGGGATATTTCTTTATAGCTGGGGTACATAACATCCAGATTCTGCCATCAGGTTGTACGCCTGCGACCCCTGCTAAGTCACCGTTTGGAACAGTAAAGTATACGGTCTGTCCCAACTGAGCACATTGAGGAATAATTTCAACAGGATCATGTCCATGACCCTCTTCAACTTCTCTACGATCATCTGGTAAAAGATTGGAAGCCACAGCTAGTGCAGCTTCCTCAGTTATTTCATGTATAAATTCAGACACGCCTATAAAATCTATTGGTGTAGTCTCCTTCCCATGCGTATGAAAATATTGTTGCTGGGGATGGATGGTTTGATTTGATATTTATCTTTAAGTTTGTATTTCTCTCGTAACAAGGTATTGTCTGTTGCACTTCATCCAGAACTGGTAATCTATTAGCTGCTAATCCACTAGCTACAGCCAGTTCTTTTAAATCTGTAAAGTCTGCTTTACCTGTTCTGGTCAGCTTAGTTTCATATACTCCTACCGGTCCAAAGTTAACCTTCAGTCTATGGATAATTAAAGAAGCTTTTGTATCAGCTCTCGTCTTATCTCCCTGAGTTGAGGTTGTATAGATAGTAGGTAGTTGTATATCCATCTCATAGAGATATCCAATAATAAATGTCTCTCCAGACCAGTCACCCGGTAGCTCCATATTGGAACCATTGATAGTTATCTGTCCATATCGACCAATATTATTTCCAGCATCAGTATCGTAAGCAACTAACTGAGCTGTACTCTCTAACCCTACAGGTTTAGGTTTAGTAGATTTACCATTAGCGTATGTCCAGCCAGTACTACTGGTTGAATGGTCTAAATGTACTCTGTAATCATCATCATCAACCGTTATAAAATGCCCATTATCATCTAGTTTTAGAGCGATTTTTAACATCTGATCTTTACCGTTATTACGAACAATAAGGTAGATAGAATCGTCCATCATGCAATGGTACTGAAGCTGTCCAGTTACATCCCAAGTAAACCAAGCTTGTAGCATCCTCCCTTCACTCGTTCCAAAATATCGAAATCCGAAAAGTGTTGAGGAATTTTTTTGGCTAAAAAATACGACTGAGTTCTCTCTGGATTCAGAGATCAGACTTATATCTTTTGGCAGTAAAGTTGATATAGGTTTACTTTGGTCTACAACATCAGGCTCCCCTTGCTTAAGCACGTTAGACATCTCAAAGAATCGAGAATACTTATTAGCGTTATCCAAGAAGGCGACAGTTGTACCTAATGAAATTGGATTAGTTTTATTATTAAAGTTATATGTAGAAACTGCATTGATCTTGGCAGTTTGAGGACTCAAGATATCAGAGTCTGTAGTCAACATGAACTGCTGATTCTTAGTAAATAAGAGTAATCCTGTATTTATTTGAATACCATCGTAGACAATAGCTGGGTAGTTAGAGCTACAAGATAAATCAATAACATCAGTAGGTGTGAATGTCGTAGCTGTCTTGGACCAGAAGTTAAAGAAGTCTCCCGGGCGTGACATGATTACATTCTCATCACTCAGCATTACCATACGGTTTCTATAGAACACCATCTTGTTAATAGTGTTTCCAACAAATGATGGTTCTGGGTTAGTAATATCAGGGTCTCCTACTGGAGAGTTATCCCATGTAATTTGAGATACTTTGAATTGACCGTTAGCTTCTCTGACTAATTGGATAGGCATAGTGCCTTTATCAAACTCAATCTTTCTCCCGGGTTTATTACATTCTTCCCAAACACCGTCACCATCTTGATCGTTGTTACCGTAGAACTTCACATAGTAGTCATCTTCATCAGCTTCACTGTTAGCTACTTTTACAACATATCCATGCTTACATTGATCTGGTAGATCAGTTACATTCTTCACTTCACTAGACATTACTCTAAGTAAATCTCCAGCTACAGCAGTTATATTAAAAGCTCCTGATGGTCTAGTTATATATAAACCATTACCTATCTGTTGGATATTAGCAGCGGTAAAATTACCAGCATTTATAATCGCTTGTCTTATATCTCCAAGGATACTCTCAGCAGTAATAGCAGTCTCTGTATCGAAGGGAGTTGGATTAGGTCTAATCAAACCTAAGTTAGCTTGTACTTGTGTAGTACTTATAGATTCGACAGTTACTTTATAGTATCCATCATCCATCCATACATAGAAATAGTCTCCCTGTTGCCAGCCTACACCTCCATACAACATATCGTATGTTGTGGTATATCTTGCTTGGTATGTAGTTTCTTGGTTCTCACCAGAACCAGTCGTGAATGGTACGGATTGTCCAACAGTTCTAATCCTGAAATATAGCTGTGCTCCTCTATTAACTGACGTACCGTTTGCAGCTTTAACATCTATTGTGTATGTGTGACTTCCAGATACAGCATCATCTGTAAGACTGTCTCCATCAGTTACGTTGAATATACGTGTACCGACGTTAGGTGCATAAGCATCTCTACCATCACCAGCTGTATCATCACATCTTGTACTTTGTGAAGGTCTGCTGTTACGAGCAACCATACCTCCACTGGTATTACAATAGTTATTACTAGACTTAACCAGATCTACACTTATCCTTGTAGCTGTAGAAACTGGAGTCATAGTTGTGTTGTCATATAGATTACATGCGTACTGCCTAGCGTAGGAAATAGCTTTTAAATCTATAAAAACTTCAGGAGGTCTAGTTGCTTCTTCCAGACTAGACATAGCTACAGTCTTCGTTCTGTTAGTAATGAAGGTGTAGTCATTCAGAGTTAGAGTTTGTAGATCTTCATCATCTGTATGAGTTAGATAGTTTGTGAGAGCTGTGGTAGTAGCACTGTCATAGTTCACTACCATCTCAGCACCATCACTACATCTCCATACATTGATGTCACCAGCTCTACTGATCTGTCCTATATATTGTTCGTCTTCATCTCTGTAATAAGAGAACCATCTACCATTAGTGCTGGAGTTATTAGTACCATCACTAAGAGAAGCTACTAACTTTCCCCCGGGACGCTTCATTAATCCGTGAGTAACGTCAGGTATTACATTCTTTGCAACACTAACTTGTCCCGGAATTTTAAGCTCATCTGGCTGTTGTGATAGTCCTCCATTTAGCGTTGGTATATTTTGTGTAATACTTGCCATTATCTATGAAGTGAGTTGTAAGGTTGGTAAGATCTATATCCTGTGTTATGTGGGAATCCAAAGAAAGAATGATCTCCCTGATTGCATTCGTACTCAAGTAGAGCTGCTCTATTAGTTCCTTCTTGTACTTGTAGTAAGGCAACTAATTCTTTATTAGATACAAGCTGAGTAGCTGCTCTAGTTGAAGCACGTGAAATAATATATCTCTGGAATACTGAAGGTATATCTGTGAAGTTGTAGAGGTAAACAATATCTAACTCCATGTCATGCTCGAATGTATCTGTGTGATCTACTAAGTCATAAAGAAAACCATCTCTCCTGACTAGATCTACATGTCTATCAAACTGCCCTGAAGAATAGTCGTACCTAAGATAGTTAGATGGTACTGGTATTTTTCCAGATGAGTTAGGTGAAACCTTTACGTGATCTTCTGTATTGAAATGCCATCCCTCGTTCAGTACATCTTTAGTTACTTCCTTAAGGATATTGTGTATAAATGAAATCTCTGGATTATCAAAATCTAGTGCTGTTACTGGTGCTTGTCCTATGCTACCCAAGATAGAGTTAACTGCGGATAGTTCGGTATCGGTTGCTGTTGGTGTAGTCATAGATAAAAAAAAAGGGACCCGAAGGTCCCGTATAAAATGTATAAATTAGAATGCAGAAGGAGCTGTTGCACCAACATATAATTCTACAGCAGCTGCTGGGTTTAGGTAGTCTGCGCCCATAGCTAGTCTGCCAAGGATAACATCACCTTGGTAAACAACGGATATATCTCCTGAAGTTACTTGTACTTGAGGACCGATTGCTTCTACTACACCAGCAGCTTCCTTCTGGAAGATTAATCCACAAGACTTAGCTCCTACTTCAGCAGCAGTACCGTAGTCATTGTTGATTCCTGTTGATGCACCAGATGCGTTCTCAAGTGCCTTACCAATTCTGTCACCCATGTTAGATGGTGAAGTCTTACCTGTAGTTCCACCGAAAGCAGTACCATACTTGCCAAGGAAAGGAATATTCATTGACTTGTAGATCTTGATTCCAGCGATTTCTACAACGCCTTTACCACTCTGTAATGCAGAACCTTGCTGGTCGCGGTTGATTAAACCGTTCTGACCTGTCTGAGTTACAAGTGCGTAGTACTGACGTGGGTTAAGAACCGCACATCTTCCCTGTGAACTAACACCTTTTTCGTCTAAGGCAGCAGCAGCATCATAGAAAGCTGTTACTAAGTTGCCTGCGTCGAATGCGTCAGAGTCATTAGTTGTACCACCAACTCTGATCTGTGTTCCACCGGGTTCTTTGAAGTTGTTCTTCGTGATTGGAGAAGCCTGTCTTGCTCCTCTTGTGATTGCTCTGAAGATGAGTTTGTCATACTTCTCTGCAAGTGCATAACCGATCTTACGAGAAATTTCTCCACGTAATTCGTAATGTGCAAGTGTCTCATCTAGTTCGTACACGAACGCACTAGAGATTAGAAGATCATCAACTGTGATTGTCTTCTCTGCAACTGGAGGTGCACCATCACTGTTACCTAGGATGCTGTTTCCGGGAGTATGATACTCGGCTGTGGTTGAACCAGTGTAGATGAACTGAAGACTCTTACCGTTCTTCAAAGTTCTCTTCATTACCATGTCACGAGCGATTGTCTCGTGCTGGAAGCCTTTAAACATTTCTCCACTGAACAATTTAAGGTAAAGTGCGCGTGCATCACCAGTACTATTATTCTGACCTTGACGAGTTAGATTCGTGGTCAGCGTATTATCCTGATGTGCCATTATTTAGCTTAAAAGTTAAGGGTATATTTGTTCGTCTTTACGCGTAAAAATGTAGGAGTCTTAGTTAGACTCACTGAGATTTGTGGTCTATCCCACCGTATATACGGCTGATGGTATCCTCCGTAGAGGGCAAAAGCCAAATTGAGTAGGGAGGACTTGCACCTCCCAGACCGCTTAACCGATTACTCTTGTGTAAGCAACGCCACGATATACGAATGTAACTTTCATGGTTATCTCCATATACCTAAGCCCCGTTCCATGCTTAGGAGTCATGCGTCCCCGGAGGGATGAACGGACGTGGTGACATTACCAGCTACAACAAATCTTTCTTGATCTGATTCATTAGCAACAGCTTCGTGATACACCCATGAAGGGAAACAAAGAATGCTTCCAGCTTCTTGAGTAGGTACATAAAACTGTCCTTGAAAGTTTAAGAATCGAAAGAGAGGTTTATCACTGGGTTGAATAAAGTGGACAAAGCTTACAGTTGCTCCACTTTTGAAATGATTATGAGGTGTATGTTTATGACCGTCTAAGTACAACTGCGCCCAGTAATTGAACGCGAAGTTGTGCTTACCCAATCCTATCTCACACATCATGTTCGTAAGAATCTTTGTATATCTCTCAAGCCACATAGACTCAGGTCTTAAATGATCTGCGTGGTAGCTTGAGATGTTGTCCTCCTTAAAAGGATTCTTTCTAATATTGGAAATTACATAATCAATTTCTTTTTGAGGAAATGTAATCTTCTTGTAATTCCAATGTGGTGGGGAGAACATCAGTAGGAAGGTTCACCTTCAGGTTCTTTAAACTCTGAAGCTGGCTCTTCCTTCTTATCTTTTTTATCTTCAGGTTCAGGAGCGAAGTAAGTTACACTCGCTCTGACCTTATCACTTTGATGTGGCATATTATTCCAATGTCTTATGACCCCAGAACAAATAAATAAATTAGTTAATAAAGTTAAATAAATTAAAATTTTTTCAACCAATTTCTGGGGCGGTGAGGGCAATTTCTGAGGATCCAGCATTGGCTAAATCGAGTGGGAAGTTGTGTGCGTTTCTTTCGTGCATAACTTCAAAGCCAAGGTTCTGTCTGTTAACGATGTCAGCCCATGTAGGGATAACTTTTCCATTAACATCTACTACTGATTGGTTAAAGTTAAAGCCATTTAGGTTAAATGCCATAGTGCATATACCCATGGAGGTCAGCCATATGCCAACCACCGGCCAAGTAGCAAGAAAGAAATGTAAAGAACGGCTGTTATTAAAACTTGCATATTGAAAAATTAATCTCCCAAAGTACCCGTGTGCAGCGACAATATTATATGTCTCTTCATCTTGCCCAAACTTATAGCCATAGTTCTGCGAGACTTCCTCTGTTGTTTCTTTAATGATCGAGGAAGTAACCAAACTTCCGTGCATAGCAGAGAAAAGAGATCC